CTAATATCATACAAAGACTTGGCTAATTGTTTGGCATGGTCTATGGAAAAATTAAGCCCTAATAATTTTCCGTATATGTAATCGTACTTGTTAGTTTGTATAGCCATGTTATGCCGCCGGTGGTAAATCACTGCCTGGTGTATTATCTTCTAAACTACCCGTTGACCAGTTCCACTGTCGTGTCTGTGGCAGGCTAATTATTTCTCGCTCGGGTGTATTTCTTACTGGTGGAGGTGGTTCTGTTGTCTGTGGAACAGGATCTGATTCTTTGTCTGCGTGATATGTTACGCTTTCATATCTTACACTTAATTGCCAAGTGACTGCATCACTGCTGGCATAGTCTAAAGTATCATGCTGTACATCAATGATCTTAGGTCTCCATAGAGTACATAAGCCTACATTTTTTAATTCTTCTCGGTCCGCATCAGCACCATAAAATCTATAAATTACAATTTTGTCTATGGGGCAATCTCCATCGGCTAATAAACTGTTAAGTCCAAAGCCATCCAAACTGGTTCGTTTGCTTCTATCTAATTTTTGAAAGCTATTACTAATAATATCCATGTATTTTGTTATAAAATTTTGAAACCTATTATCAATAGTATCAGTAAACGAAATGCTGATTGGTTCAAAATTTATCTTAGTGGGTACTACTTGTCTAACATTCCATGAGTTTACAACTTCAGACTCGATACTATATTTGGGTAGTTCTATAGTTCTAACAGTATCCACAATCAATTTACTGGGGAGATCGTACTTACTGGTATAAAATTCCACTTTGAAAAAGTACTTTAGGCGAGCTGCTTTGAGCCCGCCTAAGTTATACCATTTCATAGCGTCTGTTAAAGCCGCCACGTATCACTCCTTATTTTGCCTGATTTCTACCGCCCACTTGCATTACGCTTGATGTCAATGCGCCGCTGTCAGTGGCTACTGTTTGTTCTTCACCATGAATATCAGCATTGTCATAACGTATCTGTAGCGTAATTGACATTACGTCACTGGTTGCATAATTATTTTCACCATAATTTGCATTCTGAATGAAACAACCATTCAATGTCCATGATTCTAAAACTTCGCCTGGCTGACCACCATCTAACTGTTGGATAACCATACCAAATTTATAATCAAAACCAGCTGCTGGAGCACTTTGTAAACCCTGGCTTAATTGTTTTTGTAACTGTTGGCTAATTTGCTTTGACACTGTGTTATTAATATCATCACGCACTGTTAACGTAATGGCTTCCCATGTGTGCTTACCCGCTAGGTAAACACGACTATTGTAAGCATCTACAGTGATTTCATCATGAGTCAAACTTGGGCGTGTTACACTGATTACATTTTGTGTAACATCCAAAGTAGAGCCATTACCTAAACCAAAGTTAACCAATAGAACCCTAAATCTGTATTGGAGTTTAGGCATCATTACAGCATTGCCACCCACTGTAGGAACTCCAAATTGTGTTAAATCTGCCATCTCTTATCTCCTTCGGCTTATGTATTTATCAGGCTGATAACTCACCGGTATTAACGATTCGAATTGGGATATAGATGAACTCTGCTGCCTTTGCAGGCTCAATAGCAACATCAATCCATAGTTCGTTTCTGTCAATTCTGGCAGGGGTGTTGTTTGTTTCGTCGCAAACAACAATGAAATCATATAGAGCTCGTTTTGACATTAAATCGCCTAAGAAGCCATCAAACACTTGTTTAGCATTTGCTCGAGTTATCTTGTCGTTAATTTCAAAAATAAATGGTCTTGATAGTGGATCAAAACGCTCACGCAAGTAAGCAATTAAACGAGCAACATTTACGCGGTCTAATGCACTGGCAGTAGGTTGTAATGTTTTTTGCCCAAACACAAAAATACCTTGCCCTGGGAAACGTGTAATTGGATTAACACCAGAACGAGTGCCATCACCGTATAGTGTATCACGCTGTCCCGTTGTTAGTGCTACTGGCACAAATTCACCTTCGCTGTTAATATATCCAACGTTAGTTGCATTTGTTACAACACCACGACTTAAACCAGCTGGAGCAAACCATGGATAACTAACTTGGTCATTGTATGCCATTGTACGCAATACCATGTGGCTTGCAGGTACAACAACATCCATACCTGTTAAATCGCTAGTTAACCCACTTGGATAATAAGCTGCTGCTTGGTGTCCTGCTGAACTTGCTACCAATCCGTCTTCACCGGTCACTGTTGCGTTATTGCCGCTGATCCAAGCTTCTAATGCTGTGGCCTGTGGGCTTAAACGCATTGGTGTATCAACAATAATAAATGCTGTTTCTTTACGATCAACATTTAATGCCATCATTTCGTCTAGCAGTTCAGGATAACCTG